TTGCTCAACATCTATATGACTGGATATTAAAACATAATCTACACAAAAAACCAAATCCAAGTATAATTACTGTATAAATAGTAATATGGCACGAGGAACAGCAGATACCAGTCTGGTTAAACAAGGCTATAGCAAGGTCGCATATACCCCAGATACTATTCAAGATTTCAAAAATTGTGCAGATCCTGTGGGTGGCCCTCTGTATTTTATGACTAATCATGTAAAAATACAACATCCTACAAAAGGTGGTATAGATTTTGACCCTTTTAAATATCAGTTAGATCTAATAGAAAACTATAATAATTACAGATACAGTATAAACATGCTGGGTAGACAGATGGGTAAAACTACTGTAGCCGCAGGATACTTGCTGTGGTATGCTATGTTTAAGCCTGATAGTACAATATTAGTTGCGGCTCACAAACAAGCAGGTGCTCAGGAAATTATGCAACGTATTAGATACGCATACGAAAGTGTACCAGATCATATTAGAGCCGGTGTAACAGAATACAATAAAGGTTCTATGTCGTTTGATAATGGAAGTAGAATAGTAGCAAGTACAACAACAGAAAATACTGGTAGGGGTATGTCACTTACATTAGTATACTTAGATGAGTTTGCATTTGTACCACAACGAATTGCGAGTGAATTCTGGACTTCTTTATCGCCTACATTGGCAACTGGTGGTAAATGTATTATTACATCAACACCTAATAGTGATGAAGACACATTTGCTATGATATGGAATCAAGCAAATAAACTTTTTGATGAACATGGTAATGAGCAAGATGTAGGTGTAAATGGATTTAAGCCTATGTTAGCAATCTGGGACCAGCACCCAGATAGAGATGCCATATGGGCAACAGAAGAAAGAGGAAGAATTGGCGAAGAACGTTTTAAACGTGAACACGAATGTGAATTTGTAATATATGATGAAACATTAATAGATCCATTAAAGTTATTAGAAATGAATGGTAAAGAACCTATACTTAAAAGTGGACAAGTCAGATGGTATAAACATCCAACACCAGAGGGAATTTATGTATTATCACTAGATCCAAGTACTGGTACAGGCGGAGACAATGCCGCAATACAGGTTATGGAACTTCCTAGTATGGTACAAGTAGCAGAGTGGTGCCACAATAAAACTCCTATAGAAGGGCAGATAAAGGTCTGTATGGAAGTAATGCAATATATAAAAGACCAAGGTGCACCACAAATTTATTGGAGTGTGGAAAACAATGCTATTGGAGAGGCGGCATTAGTAGTAATTAGAGATACTGGGGAGGAAAATTTCCCTGGAGAAATGCTACATGAACCAAAGAAAGTACAAGGAAAGAAAGGTCGCAGAGGTTATTATACAACACATAAAACAAAGATAGAGTCTTGTTTAAATCTTAAACGATTAATAGAACATGATAAGATAAAACTAGGCAGTAAAATGTTAATGAGTGAGTTAAAAAACTTTGTATCCACAGCAAATACCTTTAAAGCAAAGCCTGGACAATCAGACGATTTAGTTATGAGTCTTACTTTAGGACTTAGAATGATAGATTTTATAAGCACCTTTGAAGATGATGTTTACAATGCTGTAAATAGTGGTCTTGGTTGGGACGACTTTAATTCAGATGATGACGACGACTGGGATCAACCTATGCCACTTATCTAATGGCAACTTTTAACTTTAAAGGAAAAGATATAACTATTCCTAACGGATATTCCCAAGAAGACATTATTAAAACATATAGGCATAAACATCTTCCATTAGCATTTACTTCAGAAGACTCTTATAAAAAATATGCTATTGAGAGTGGTATATTTAATAGATATGATTTTTTCAAAAACATAGACAAGTTAATTTATCACATACAATTTAGTAATGAACTTATCATAGAGAACATAGTAACAGAAAATTTTTATTTTACAATACCCGATCATATTGTTAATGATAGCAATTACAATATTGTTATAGATACAATTATAGATGATTTACTACCTGATGTAAGTAGTACACAAAAAAATGATTTATTTTTCCATAAGATTCTAATTAATACAATTAAAAAATATAATTTAAGTAAAGAAAGGTGTATAGTATTAGGATATTATTATAATATAAATTCTTTAGACTTTACATATATCCCTATACATTATTTGTTTTACTCTAAGGTTTCTTATAATCCTAATATTTTAGATGATAAAATTAAACAAATTAAATCTCATACTAAAAGACAATTTAAAATATTATGTCTTAATAACAAACCAAGAGAACATAGATTAAATTTATTTAATTATGCTTTTCAAAACAATTTACTTAAAAGTAATCATCATACACTTGCCTGTACTGTAGAAGAATTAAGACGGTACACAACAAAAACATATCCGTTTGAGCATTTACTTCCTTTTAATACAGATTTAAATCCACAAGAAGGTAATTGGAGTGGAGCATTTGAACGTTACCAAACTCTTGCAACAAACTCCTATGTTGATTTTAGTACAGAAACAAGATTTATAGAAAACGGGCCTGTTATTTTAACAGAAAAGGCATCTCAGTCTTTTAAAAATGTTAAACCATTTGTATATTGTGCAACACCTGGCTCCTTACAATTATTAAAAGATAAGGGATTTAAAACTTTTGATAAATGGTGGTCAGAAGAATACGACGGCATAACTGATAATGAAGCACGAATGAACGAATTATGTAGGTTATACAAAGAATTGACTGAGTATTCTGATGAGCAATGGGTAGATATTATTTACGATATGAAAGATGTTTTAATACACAATTACAATACCTTTAAATTGCATCTAGAAGAAGATACTATACTTGACAACATTAACAATTACTTTGAAAACAATCAAATAGATAAATAGTATTATGTCAATTAATATAGAAACAGTAGCAGAAAAAACTTTTAATGTCTTAAAAGGCTTTGGATTTGAAGTAAGAAGTTTTGATAAAGACGGTAATCAAGTTATTAATCCAAAAGAAGCAACACGGTTTGCTGTAGCAGAACCTAACTTACTTGCTAGATTAGATATTAAAGAAAAAGCATTACTATTAGCAACAAGTCAGGATTTAAGTGAAAGTCCTGTAAGAGATATGTTAAAAGAACTTGCACAAGATTATTTAATGAGTTTTGACTACAAAATATTTGACAAAAAAATTAAACCTAAAGGCGAAAAAGTAGATATCAAAAGAAATGCGGAGACGGACATGGCAGATGTTATGGAAGAAATTAATACTATTAGAAAACTATCAGGATTACAAGCAATACCAGAAAAGAAAGAGGAAGATTGTGTAGACTGTAAAGGTACAGGTTTTAAAGATGGCGACTCTTCAAGTTCTAAATCTTGTAAAACTTGTGATGGTGAAGCCAAGGATGATGGCTATTTTGGTGGTACTAAGGAATATAATAAGAAATCTGTTAACGAAGCCAGTTTAGGTAAAATGACTGGTAGCAGAAAGTCCAGTTATCAACCACTAGCAGACAATGTTAAAATTATTGTTAGACACAATAAAGATGTAAACGAAGAAGTACGTGGTGCTAGAAGCAGAAATATTCACAGTATTTTAATACAACGTGGTGAAGAAAAGTTTAAAATGGCAGAAAATAATTTACAAGCCGCAAGAGCAATGGCAAGACATCTACACAATGGTGGAGAAACTTTTGACGAAATAGGCGAAGCAATTACAGAAATGTCAAAAGACTATGGCAAACTTAGAGAATTTGTTAGATATGTAAGAAAGGCTAACTTGGTTAACGAAACCAATGAAGAGTTTGTGACATTAGCAGTAGAAAATATTAATGATATTAAAACAAACTTAAAAAGATTAAGTGGTGTTAAGTCTTATGCAAATGCAGTAGAAACAGTTACAAATTATAATAATGTAGAATTATTACAAGACGATTTAGATTTAGAAAGTAAATTTACAGAAACACATTTTGATGACAAAGTTGCAAATGTATTAGATAATTTAAAAGTAATGGCTAGTAAAAGACATGCTTTTGAAAGTTACATTACAAACGCAATAGCAAAAGAAACGTTTGAAAATATTAAAGATCAACTTAAAGAAGACGAGTTAATGGAATTTGACACACCTCATGCTAAACTTGGACATCAAGTTAGTAGATTAGGGTTTAATGCAAAGGACGAAAAACTTGGAAACTATTTACATAGCATTAGTAGTAAACTAAATGCTGGTGGACAACTGAGCCAATTCGAGTATGGTGCAATTAAAAGTAGTCTACTAAGTGCAGGTCAGCACAATGTACAAACTGCTCCTATGACAGCAACAGAGTCATATGAAGCATTTTTAGACCAGTTTATCATATAATATTACGTTATAAAGATAAATAAATTTGTTGGAAGAATAAAGTAATTTAATTTTCCAATAGTTGTAAAAAAGTACTTGACTTTTTTGCATCGAGGCATTATAATAAAAAAACAGTTGTATCCTAAATACAGAAGATACAGCGAAACATGGCATATAGGAGAAAAACATGGCATCTTTAGCAGAAATCAGAGCAAAACTACAATCAATGGAATCTAAACCAGGCGGTGGTTCAAAAGCTCAAGGCGATAACGCAATATACCCATTTTGGAACATAGACGAAGGCACATCAGCAGTGATGAGGTTTTTGCCTGATAGTGATCCAAACAACACGTTCTTTTGGGTAGAACGACAAATGATCAGACTAACATTTCCAGGAGTGGCAGGCGGAGACGCAAGGCCAGTTACTGTACAAGTTCCTTGTATGGAAATGTGGAATGAGACATGTCCAATATTAACTGAGGTAAGACCTTGGTTCAAAGATCCTTCTTTAGAAGATATGGGTCGTAAATATTGGAAAAAAAGAAGTTACATTTTCCAAGGGTTTGTAAATGAAAATCCTTTAGATGAGACTTCACCAGAGAATCCAATTAGAAGATTTGTAATTGGTCCTCAAATATTTAACATAATCAAATCAGCACTTATGGACCCAGAGATGGAAAACCTTCCAACAGACTATGTTGCAGGTACTGATTTTAGATTATCCAAAACAACCAAAGGTCAATATGCAGACTATTCTACAAGTAAGTGGGCAAGAAAAGAAAGTGCTCTTACTGAAGAAAACTTAGCGGCAATTGATACACATGGTTTGTATAACTTAAACGACTTCCTTCCAGCAAAACCAAGTGCTGAGGGAGTACAAGCAATTTCCGAAATGTTTGCGGCAAGTGTAGACGGGGAACTTTATGACCCTGCAAAGTGGGGTGACTTTTACAAACCCTACGGACTTGATACAGGAAGTAGCACACAATCAACAGTTGCACCAGCTCAAACTGTACAAGCAACTGCAACAGAGAGTGTGGCACCTGTAACAGCACCTGCACCAGCAGTAGCGGAAACAACTGCACCAGCAGTAGAAACTCCTGCTCCAGCACCAGCGGCTGAACCCGTTGCAAGTGCTCCAGCAGAAGGAGATGCAGGCAAGAAGTCAGCAGATGACATTCTTAATATGATTAGAAACAGACAATCAAGTTAAGGAGTAATCATGCAAAAACCATTTGACTTAACAAAGTTCAGAACCGGTTTAACTAAAAGCATTAGTGGAATTAGTGCTGGTTTCCATGACCCAAAGGATTGGATCAGCACTGGTAACAAAACATTAGACTACCTAATAAGTGGGGACTTCAATGGAGGTATCCCACTAGGTAAAGTTAGTGTGTTTGCTGGTGAATCAGGTTCTGGTAAATCGTTTATATGTTCTGGCAACATTGTTAAAAATGCACAAGATCAAGGATGTCAAGTAGTATTATTTGACTCTGAGAACGCATTGGATGAACAATGGCTACAGGCATTAGATGTTGATACATCACCAGAAAAACTATTAAAAATTAGTGTTTCAATGATTGACGATGTTGCTAAAGCAATAAGTGAATTTATGAAAGACTATAAAAATAATTATGGCGATATGGCATATGAAGATATGCCTAAGTTATTATTTGTTATAGATAGTTTAGGAATGTTATTAACGCCTACTGACGTAACACAATTTGAGAAAGGTGATATGAAAGGTGATATGGGTAGAAAACCAAAGGCATTGGCGTCTTTAGTTAGAAACACAGTTAACCAAATAGCACCCTTTCCAATTGGAATTGTAGCAACAAACCACACTTATGCATCGCAAGACATGTTTGACCCTGATGATAAAATCTCAGGCGGACAAGGTTTTATATATGCATCAAGTATTGTTGTAGCAATTAAAAAACTTAAACTAAAAGAGGACGAAGCAGGAAATAAAGTTTCCACAGTACAAGGTATAAGAGCCGCCTGTAAAGTAATGAAGTCTAGATATAGTAAACCTTTTGAAGGTGTACAGATTAAGATTCCATATGAAACAGGAATGGACCCTTATAGTGGTATGGTAGAAATGTTAGAAGCAAAAGAGATACTTACTAAAGTAGGTAATAAACTTTCTTATGTTTCTCCTGTAACAGGTGAAGAAATAAAAGAGTTCAGGAAAGGCTGGACTAATGAAAAACTTCAAGTAATTTTAGATGAATGGGGACAAAATCCTATGGCACAAGATGATGTTGTAGAAGATATTGATCCTGAGATTCTAGAGCCAGATATGGAGGATTACACAGATGAGTCCTGAGGTAGCATTACTATTAGATGCATGGGACACGATTAAATCGTTTGTCCCTGCAAAAGAAAGGCTTCATGTAGCAGAAGAACTACTTAGATCTTTTGAAGATCATGTTGATATTTCAGAAGCAGAAGAAAATGCTAATGAGTTCGATTCTATTATGAAAGCCGCATTAATCAGCCACTTTGACATTGGGTTGGAAGATGATGAAGATGAGGATTGGGATTAATTTATGGCTACCCATTATAACAACATTGTACAAGACTTAGGTAATATAGTTCCGGCAATCGAATATTACCAAAAGGAATTAGATGAAGCAAGATGGGAAGTCAAGATCAAAGGGAGCCTGGAAAAGGCCAGTGCCTCCCTGCCCGGTCTTACTGAGTTTCGATTTAACCAACTTCAAGAGATTGAAGCAATATTGGAACATTTAAATATAGAACTTCGCAAGGAACGTTCTGTAGTATTTCGTAAATATTTAGAAAACTATAATAGAACATTATCAAGCAGAGATGCAGATAAGTTTGTTGATGGTGAACAATCAGTAATAGACCTAACACACCTAACTAACCAATTTAGTCTATTGAGAAATAAGTATTTAGGAATAATGAAAGGCTTAGATACAAAGCAATGGCAAATAGGACATATCACTAGACTTAGAACTGCTGGTATGGAAGACATTGTAATAGATTAATGAAATTAGATTTACACGGTGTTAGACATCACGAAGTAGATCTTAAAGTAGAAAATTTTATACTACTTAACCAAAACCAATTACCACTTACTATTATTTGCGGTAACAGTCAGCGAATGATTGACCTAGTAAAAGATGTTATAGATAGAATAGGTTGCGAAGAATTTGTTATGGATTTATATGGTGTAATCGTTATAAGGAAAATATAATGTTAAGCAATAGTACCATTCCACAAGAATATGTGGAAGCCAGTGTACTAGATCCTGTAGCAACAGACTTATTACTATGTTGTGATAGAAATTTAGATACGTCAATAAATTTAGGCGTATCAAGTTTATTATTAGAAACAATAAAAGAAAGAATAGAATATTTTATAGATCAGGGTGTAGAAAGTTTTGTATTGGGGAATACAGACACATGGCCAAACTTACTATCTTCTGAAACATATGACGATATAATTAATTTTTTAAAAAGTAAGCAAGATACATTCTTTATAATACAAACTATAGGGTATGATGCAAAAAAACATTCTGATAACATATATGAAATAGGATTAGTTTATTTTAATAATTTTAAATATCAACCTATAGAAAATACTGGCAAAAGAGATTACTCGTATAGTTTTTTGAATCATTTTCCAAAGTATTTTAGAATTCACTTAGGGTATAAGTTGTGGGAAAATAAATTATTAGATGATATTTTATTCTCACAAAGTAAGGGAGAAGAAAATTTTTTAAATGAAGCAAATAAAAAGTTACAGCATCTAAAACATTATCAAAATTATATAGATTGTTTACCTTTTAAGTATGAGCAAGATCCTTATGCAAAAGCATTAGATGATAAAAACTTATCCTTTGATACATTTTCTGTAAGCCATACAGCATTTAATAATACTTATGCTCACATATATACAGAATCAGAAATAGACAAACAAGTATGTACTGAAAAAACTGTTAAACCATTTTTAGCAGGGCAAATACCCATACCTTTAACTCCAATAGGACATTTAGAATATCTTAAAGAATTAGGCTTTCATACCTTTGATGACCTATTAGGATATGATTATGACAGTTTAGAATATGAAAATAAAATAGAAAAAATAGTTGACATTGTTAGCGAAGGAAGTTATTATATAGAGAACTATTATACTAAAAATTATACAAAAGTAGAAGAAAATAACATTAATTTACGAAATATGTATAAAAAGGGGTTGACAAGACTTAAAAATATAGTATAATAAATGTATATTTTAAATAAAGCCGTGGGAGGCATTATATGAAAAACTTTGTTAAAATTAAAAAAGGTACCTATCGCAATGCACCTATTAAAGATGCGATTTTTCCACTAGTAAAACCATTAACCTTTGGTAAAAAAGGTGCGTTTGTAACGGTAGATGGTTCTGCTTTAATGGGTCCTGAATCTAAAAGAGTAAGGATTTTAGTTGATTCACCACTTAGTGTTGAACCCTCATCTAAAGAAGACTATCAAGCACTTATGCCAGTTAAAAAAGAGCCTAAGAAAAAGGAAACTACTCAACAGGCTATGGATAGGATTAAAAAGAGATTTGAGGTATTAGACCAAATGACTGATGCTGTAGCAAATGGTACTGTTAGAGGACTTATTGTTAGTGGCCCTCCAGGAGTAGGTAAAAGTTTTGGTGTTGAAACTATACTTGAAGAGTATGATGCAATGGCAAAACTTGGTGGTGGTGTTAAAACAGAAATTGTTAAGGGCTCTATGACACCAATTGGTTTGTACAAAACATTATTTAACAATTCGTCAAAAGGTGACATACTTGTATTTGATGACTGCGATACAGTATTATTTGATGAAGTATGTTTGAATATGTTAAAAGCAGTATTGGACTCTGGTAAAAAGAGAACAATTAGTTGGAAAGCAGAATCACAAGCACTTCGTAGAGAAGACATACCTGATAGGTTTGAATTTAAAGGTGGCGTAATTTTTATTACTAATGTAAACTTTGAAAATGTTAGAAGTAAGAAAATACAAGATCATTTACAAGCACTAATGTCAAGATGTCACTACATTGATTTGGGTATGGACTCTACTAGCGATAAGTTTTTAAGGATTAATCAAATTGTTAGAGATGGCATGCTTAAAGAGTATGGCTTTAGCAAAGAGTTTGAAAAAGAAATTATAGACTTTATGGTCTTAAAGAGTGCTAGACTTAGGGAACTTAGTTTGAGAATGGTACTTAAAATTGCTGACTTGGCCAAGATGGATTTCGACAATTGGAAACAATTGGCTGAGTCAACTTGTATGCATAGACAAAAAAATGTTTAAGCATACTCCCCCTGGTGTTTAGAACCCTCCCACTCTAAACACTTTGAAGCCCCCAATTTTTTGGGGGTTTCTCTTATTAAACACTTGACAAAATATATATTAAGTGTATAATTAGTACTTATAAATTACGACTTTGATCAGTCATCACAGGAGAAATAGATCATGGAAAAATTTCTATACGATAATATTGTAAAGATTGCAATAGTTATTACTTTACCTTTATGGACAGCATTTGCACTTGCTGAAGATATTGAAGAGGTAATTGTTATTGCACAAGAAGTAAAACAAACAGAAACAGATGCTCTTACAGATACTAAATTAATTAGTACTTTAATACCAGAAGTGGCCTATATAGCAGGAGGCTATGGCGGTAATATTTTATATAGAGAACGAGGAACACAATCAGTTCATACAGCAGTTTATAAAAACGGAATACATCAAAATACCCCTGGTTCAGGTTGGTATG